GGATCCTCAGGGATCTGCGGCCGGTACCGCCGGCGCTGTGTGCGTATTTGCCGGATGGTATGTGGGACTACCGCGTGGCCATCAATGGCCGGGAATATGACCCGGACGATGTGCTCCACTTTACGCTGAACCCAGATACCTATTATCCGTGGCTGGGGACCGGATACCGGATCAGCCTGGCTGACGTGGCCAACAACCTGAAGCAGGCGGCCAGAACGGAAAAAGGGTTCATGGAGTCCAAATGGAAGCCGTCTCTGGTCATCAAAGTGGACGCTTTGGCTGATGAATTTGCCGGGCCGGAAGGGCGAAAGAATCTGCTGGATGAATACATTGCCACGACAAGCGCGGGTGAGCCGTGGCTGATCCCGGCGGAGCAGTTCTCCGTAGAGCAGGTAAAACCGCTGACCCTCTCAGATCTGGCCTTGTCGGACATGGTGACGCTGGACAAGCGCACAGTGGCCTCCATTCTTGGAGTGCCGGCCTTTGTGCTGGGGGTAGGAGAGTTTGACCGGGAAGCGTGGAACAATTTTGTAAACGCCACCATAATGCCGCTGGCCCGAAGTATAGAACAGGAGATGACAAAGAAACTCCTGTACTCGCCGGATCTGTTTTTCCGCTTTAACTCCTGGAGCCTATTTTCCTATTCCATCACAGAGCTGGTGAGCGCCGGCGCGGAAATGGTGGACCGCATGGCCCTGCGGAGAAACGAGTGGAGAAGCTGGCTAGGCCTGCCGCCTGATCCGGACATGGATGAGCTGCTAGCATTGGAAAACTACATCCCGGCCAATCGGTTGGGAGACCAAGGAAAATTGACACAAACCGGAGGGGAGTAAATGCAGTGCAAACGAACGGCGGTAGCGCGGGACGCAGGGTTCAGAACCAGAGCAGAGGACGGAAACCTCTACATTGAGGGATATTTCGCTGTCTATAACTCCAGATATGAACTGTGGGACGGAGCCTATGAGACCATCGCACCCGGTGCGTTTGATGGAGAGACGGAGCGGGACATCCGCGCTCTGACCAACCACGAGACAACCCTGGTCCTGGGAAGAACCACAGCGGGAACACTGTCGCTGAGAGTAGATGAAAAGGGCCTGTGGGGATCCATCATCATCAATCAGAATGACCAGGACGCCATGAACCTCTACGAAAGAGTAAAGCGAGGAGATGTGACCCAGTGCTCTTTCGGGTTTGACATCGTAGATCAGGATGTCCAGTACCAGGATGGTGAGCCCACCGTTTGGACCATCCGAAAGGTACGTCTCTATGAGGTGTCGGTGGTCACCTTCCCGGCCTACACGGAAACCAGTGTGGAAGCAAGGAAAAAAGACTTTGACATGATCCGCCGGCGGAAGGCCGAGGAGTGGCGCAGAAAAGCCACCGAAAAACTGAAGAATGTTATGAGCCACTGAGCCGATTTTGCAGAAATGCAGATCGGCTCAATTTTTTTGAGAGGTGAACAAAATGCTGAAAGCACTGATGATTAAGCGTTCCCTGGACGCGAAACGGGCGGCGCTTCAGGAGCTGCTCTCCAAGGATGACCTGTTTGCCACCAGAGAGGCGGAGCTGGAACAGGCAATTTCTGAGGTAGAGGACGGAAACGAGGAGCAGCAGGCCGCCGTCATGGCGGAGATCGACAAGCTGGAAACCGACCAGGCCGTGCACGAGGAAGCCAAAACCAAGCTTTCCGCCGACATCGAAGATCTGGAGAGCCAGCTGGAAGAGATCGAGCGAAACGCCCCGGCAGCCAAAACGCCGGAGAACAAACACAAAACTTCTGTACGAGGTGAAAACTATATGGAAAACATCAACATTCGCAGCCTGCCTGTCGGCCAGCGCGCATTTGACGCTCTGCCCATGGAGCGCCGCCAGGCGATCGTGGCACAGCCCGATGTAAAGCAGTTCCTGGAAGGCGTCCGGACGATGGCAAAGACCCGGTCGGTGGAAGGCGGCGGCCTGACCGTCCCCGTGGTATTCCTGGACCTGATTGCGGAGAATATGTTCCGCTATTCCAAACTGCTGAACCGCGTGCGTGTGCGCAACGTGCGGGGCGAGGCCCGCCAGACCATTGCCGGGCTTGCACCCGCAGCCGTCTGGACCGAGGCCTGCGGGGCCATCAATGAGCTGACCCTGGGCCTCAACCAGATCACCGTGGACGGCTATAAGGTGGCCGGTTTTGTCCCTGTGTGCAACGCACTTCTGGAGGACTCCGACATTGATCTGGCTTCCTGGGTGGTGGAAATGCTGTCGGAATCCATTGGCATGGCAAAGGACATGGCCATCATCTACGGTACCGGCGTGAATATGCCCATGGGTATTGTGACCAGACTGGCCCAGGATTCTGCCCCGGCCAATTACCCCGCCAATGCGCCCGCCTGGGTGGACCTGTCTGAGAGTAACATCATCAAGATTGATGGTACCACGCTGACTGGTGCGGAGTTCTGGGCGGCCCTGACCGTGGCCGCCGGCAATACCTTCACCCGGTACAGCCGTGGCCGCCAGTTCTGGGCCATGAACTCCAAGACCTACGCCTACCTGAAGAGCAAGGCCATCACCTTCAACCTGTACGGCGATTTGGTAGCCAACATCCCGGGCGTCATGCCCATCATCGACGGGGACGTGGACGTGCTGGAGTTTATGCCGGACGGCGACATTGTCGGCGGCTATGGCGATCTGTATCTGTGGGCGCAGCGCTCCGGAATGCAGATCGAACTGTCCCGTGAGGTGCAGTTCATTCAGGACAATACCGTGTTCCGCGGCAAGGAGCGGGCAGACGGTACTCCCATCATTGCCGGCGCGTTCGTGGCCATTAACATCATGAACAATTCGCCCACCACTGTCATGAGCTTCCCCGCTGACACTGCCAATGACGCCCAGCTCCAGAGCCTGACCATCGAGGGCGCCACCCTGTCCCCCGGCTTTGATCCAACGGTCCTGTCCTATACGGGCGGCACTCTGAGCGCCAACACTGGTACCATCCTGGCTACGCCTGCCCAGGCCGGAGCTCAGGTGGCAATCTCCGTGAACGGGGTCAATGTGGTGAACGGCCAGAAGGCTACTTATAACGCCAGCGTGGCCAACACCATCACCGTCACCGTCACCATGGGCAATAAGGTGCGGGTCTATACCGTCACGGCAACCGGCGCGGCCGGAGGTTAAGCCATGGATACGGCGGCTATTTTGACCATGCTGGAGGCGGACCTGGGTGAATTATACCCGGGTCCGCAGAGGCTGGCCTTTTTGCAGCAGAGTATCAGCGCGGCCCAGGCGTTTATTGCCCGGGAGGGTATCACGCTGACGGAGAGCGCGGAAGACGCCCAGCTGGTGGAGATGTACGCCGCCTATTTGGTGCGAAAACGGGCCACCATTGAGGCCATGCCGCGCATGCTGAGATGGGCACTCAATAACCGGCTTATGAGCCAGAAAGCGGGTGCAGCCAGTGGCACAAACACTACTTGATTCCGGGATCCTAACCATATGGAGAGGAGCGAACACGGCCCCGGCGGGCAGTATGCCGGTGCTCCAGTATACGCAGTTGGCACAGCAGGCCTATGGGGAAAAGACGGTAGGCATAAATCGCTGGTACACTGCGCAGCAGCACGGAGACCGGCCGGACATAGTTGTACAGATTCCGCGAATGTACGGACTGAGCACCGTGACCGACCGGGTGACGCTCCAGCCCTACACTCACATTGACGAAGAGCCGTATAAAATCACCCAGATCCAGCAGGTGGTAAATGCGGAAAATCTGCCTATGACAGACCTCACACTGCAAAGGGATGATGGACTTGACAAAAACGATCTCACAAACGCTGCTGCCGGTCCAGCAGGCCCTGGCGGCGCTGACGGATAGCTGCTACCACTACAAAGCGGCGCCCAATGCGGTACCGGACTATATCGTCTGGGCGGAAGATGGGGATAATGACCTCTCTGCCAACGATAAGCACATGGAGCGGGCGATCACCGGATCTGTGGATCTGTACACAAAGAACGAAAACAGCCCTCTGAAAGACAGCATTCCGGCCGCCCTGGAGGCGGCCGGGGCTGCCTGGTATTTCAGCTCCTTCCAGTTTGAGACCGAAACAAGCATGCTGCACTTTGAATGGGTGTTTGAGGTGGCGTGATGGCGACAATCAAATTTAAGGGGCTGGAAGATTATGAACTTCAGCTTTCGAGGCTGGAAAAAATGACGCCGGAAATCGCGGGCCGGGCCATATACCAGGGCGCCAAAATTGTGGCGGACGAAATCAGAAAAAACATTGAAAAAAAGACAGCTTATGATGATAAAGCCGGAATTTATGCCTATGTTTTAAAAAATAACCCTCCGCTTACAAGAACAGCAAAAAAAGGACTGCTAGACGGATGTGGAATTTCTGAAATCAGGAATGATGACGGATTCTATAACGTAAAGCTTGGATTTTCTGGATATAACGGGTTAAAAACAAAAAAGTACCCCAAAGGACAACCAAATGTATTGATTGCAAGAGTACTGGAAAGTGGATCAAGTATATCAGAAAAAAGTCCTTTTATAAGACCGGCGATTACATCAAAGAAAAAAGCTGCTGAGCAGGCAATGGCCAAAGAGCTGGAAAAAGAGATCCAGAAAATTATGAAGTGAAAGGACTGATTCTATGGCAGTCGTGGGATTCAGCAAGCCGAAATTTGCTAAGTACAACGCCACCGGCAACAGCGTGAGCTACTCCGGCGGCGGAAGTGCGGGAAAAGGCATTTCGGCCAATATCGAAATCGAGACAAGCGAAGACAATAACCTCTACGCCAACAACGGAATCACGGAAACCGACCGGCAGTTTACCGGAGGCACCATGACCGTGGGTACCGATGATCTTTCTGCGCAGGTAAGTGCCGCCATCCTGGGGCTGAAACTTCAGGCGCTGGAAACCATCGAGGGGATCACCGACGTGGGAGTCATGGAGCTGATCTGCGATAACACCCAGCAGACGCCCTATTTGGGATACGGCTTCATCCGGAAGCACATCCGGAACGGTATCACGTTCTATGAGGGCGTGGTGCTCACCAAGATCATGTTCTCTGTGCCCAGCGAATCGGCGACCACCCAGGGCGAAACCATTGAGTGGCAGACCCCGGAGATCAGTGCCACAATCATGCGGGATGACTCCGCGGATCAGAAATGGAAGCGGTCCGCTTCATTCTCCACGGAGGCCCAGGCGGAAGCCTATGTGGATTATATCCTCAACATCCCGTCCGCAGCGGTTGGCGTCGGGCCGCTTACGGTAACCTCTGCCGCCGGTACATCCTCCGGGGAGACGGTTCTTTCCGTGTCGCCCATGGTCCTGAATGACCAGAGCTATTTGTATAAGACCGACGCGGAGGAAATCACGCTGCCCACGGAGTTTGGGGAAGTCCTGTCCGACTGGACGCCTTGGAACGGGGTGGCACCTATCACCGCAACCCAGGGGCAGTACATTGCCGTGGCCATTGTAAACGGGGACAACCAGGCAATCTATGCCGGGCAGACCACCGTGACGGCGAATGGAGGCGGTTAAATGAGAACGGCAAAAATCACCATCGACGGGGTAGAGCATACCCTTTGCTTCTCCGGCCGCGCTATGCGCGCCTGTACCGAACGGTACGGAGACCTTAACAAGATCAATGAGGCGCTGAAAGTCGAAAGCGAGAAAGACCAGATCAGGGCCATGGACGAGGCCGTGTGGCTGCTGGCCACCATGATGGACGCAGGGGAAAGGTATGAAAAGCTCCAGGGCCGTGAGACGCCGGAGCCGCTTTCCTGTGATGACCTTTATGACCTTGTGGATGTGCCGGATCTGGCCAACATGAAAAGCAAGGTCATTGAAACCATCAATCTGGGTAAAACGGCCACCATCGAGGCACGCCCGGGAAAAGACGGGGCCACTCCGGAGGATATTCCGGCCCGCTAACGCTGGAGTGGCTGATCTGGTATGGGATGCGGGTTGGATTTACCTATGGGGAAGCGCTGAGCCTTCCCGTTGGAGAGTTGATGGACTATATCGCCATCGAGCAGATCAAAAATGAAGGCGCCAGGCGGGTCGATCCAAACCGTGACCCGCTGGACGCCATTTAGGGGGTGAGACTTTGGCAATCGACA